GTCGTAGTAGTATTCGGTATTGGTGGTTTAATCTGTGACCTTCTGGAGTCAAAATGAACTTAGCGCAATTACATCATGACTGGCTCGTATACAGCGCGATGAAGCAGTGTGATACATACGTAACACCTGAAGCTAGATCGTTGCTTACACGCGAACTGAGGAAGGCTGAGGAGCATGAACTGCTACTACAGGCACAGGCACTGGAGGCATACAACTGTGAGATGCTCGATTTGTGATACTTTGCTGGATGATTTCGAGGTGTGTCGTAGATACCCAAAGGATCATCCAAAAGAAGGTGAGTATCTTGATACATGCACACCATGTGTAGTAGAGATTATTAACCTTACTGACTTTACGCCTGATGTTACTCCGTCTGAGGAGATGGATGACTCAGCGTATTTTATCGATAACTTTGAATAAGCAGGGAGAATATACTATGGATACACCAAGCTATTATAAATCCGGTATAACACCGATTGAGTTCATGCGTAGTCACTTTACTGACGGAGAGATGTCAGGATTCTATCGGGGCAACGCTATCAAGTACCTAGCTCGTGCTTACAAGAAGCATGAGTCGCCTATAGACGATCTAAAGAAAGCTCGTGTCTACATAGACTACTTACTTCAGCATGAGCTTAATGTTCAGGAGAAGCACTATGGATGATTACGGAGACGAGCTAACGAAAGATTTAGCCGATGAGAAAATGCTTGACTACCGATGTCAGTGGGCGTACGTTGAAGCCTTGCCAATCATCGAACAGAAAGGCATCACTTATTTTATTAACATGATTACGGAGCGTTACTATAATGAAAATGGAACCAAGTGATTATTTTGAAGAAGCGTACCAGTCACGACAGCTAACCTCTCAACAGGAAGCTGACATTGATGAGATGACTGATGACTACCTTATCCATGATTTCCAGACGCAGCTTGTTGAAGCTATGGCTCCAGCTCTAGGCTACGACCTGCGAAGTGAGGAGCTAGGCGACTTAGTACGTCAGTGTCTACCCAAGTACGACAAGAACGCGCTAGCTAATCTTGGTGAGTACTTGCTTATTTTAGCTACAGATGAAGCTGAGGAACAAGCTCGATTGGAGCTGAACCTATGAACGAGGTAAAAGAAAGTGGTACACCGCTCTACAAGATAGCTTGTACTGACTGCGGTAGTTCAGATGCAAAGCAAGTATTTGCTACCGAGTCAGGTGAGGAGAACGCTTACTGTTTCGCCTGTAACACCTTTGATCCACTAGACAGTAAGCAAAGTAACGTTGTTAAAATTAATAAGAAGGAAGAATCAAGTATGAAACTAAGTGACATCAATAGTCTGCCTACTAGAGAGATAGCTGATCGCAAGCTATCAAAAGAAACTGTAGCGAGATTCGGTGTACGTCTAGAGCTATCTGAGACTGATGGTCAAACTATCACACATCACTATTACCCAGACCACAAGCAAGGTAAGCTGGTTGGGTATGAAGTTAAGCAAGTATCTAACAAGCAGTTCTCATCAATCGGTGACCGCAAAGGTGAGCTTGATTTATGGGGACAACATCTAGCTCCTTCTGGTCGTAAGCTCTTTATCACTGAAGGCCGTCTTGACTGCCTGAGTCTGTATCAGGCGATTAAGGAACATATGCCAAGCAAGTACGCCACTAAAGACCCAGCAGTAGTCTCGCTTACACGCGGAGCTAGTGGTGCTGTCAAAGACCTGATGGCTAAAACTAACAGACAATTTCTTTCTAAATACGAAGAAGTGATTTTGTGTTTTGACAACGATGACGCTGGCAAGAAGGCTACTCGTGAGTGCTTGAAGGCTTTTCCACTATTCAAAGTTGCCAAGCTACCAGATAAAGATGCTAGTGAAATGCTTGTCAAAGGAAAAGGTAAACAGCTTTATCAAGCTGCTGTGTGGGACTCAGTGTATGAGCGGCAAGGAGAACTGGTTACTATTGATGAGGAGCTGATAGAGAAGGCTTGTGTAAAACCAGAGATTGGTATCTCGTATCCGTGGCCTACACTTACACGCGGAACGTATGGTATCCGTCCTCACCAGCTAATTATAGTGGCAGCCGCGCCCAAGATTGGTAAGAGCCACTTTGAGTACCAGTTGGCATCTCACTTGATAAGCATGAAACAGCGAGTAGGCGTATTCGACCTTGAGAATAATCCTGTAATGACTGCTAGACGTTTAGCTGCGAAGCAAGGCAAGATAGATTTTACTCGTCCAGATGTGGACTATGATCCAGACTTTCTACGCTCAACATTGAGAGGAATGTCTGAGTATGTGACATTCTATGATCGTGGCGCGAGTCGAGATTGGTCAGACATAAGAACTGCTATTGAGGAACAGCATTTGCTCGATGGTACAAACGTCTTTTTCATAGATCCTATCACAGCATTGATTTCACGCTTTACCAGCAGTGAAGCTAACGATAGGCTCAATGAAATCTCTACCGACATGAGTGATCTTTGTCACACATATCCTATTACTATCTTCTGCTTCTCGCATGTAAATCCAAAGCAGAAAGGCAGCAAGAGCCATGAAGCAGGTGCTAGAGTATTAAGCTCCGAGCTTACTGGGTCACGTGCGATGGAGAAGTGGTTTACACTGGGTATAGGTTTGTCTCGTGATCGTACGCCAGAGTGTCCACCAGAACGAGAGAACATCTCAGAAGTTTACAGCCTGTTTGATAGAGAATTTGGCAATACTTTTATTTGTGATGTAGAGTATAATGTTCAAACTACAGAATACTTGGAGCAAAAATCATGGTAGATTACGTGATCGATATTGAGACTGACGGTATCGATGCTACTAAAATCCACTGCATGTCAGTGCATGACAGTCGTACAAATAAAATAACTACGTTTACTACCTATGCTGATATGCAAGTGTTCTTTGCATCGGTCACAAGGATGGACAGAATTATCGGTCACAACTTTATACGTTACGATGCACCGATCATTGAGCGTATACTTGATCTACAACAGATACCTTGCAATATTGTTGACACTCTCGCTATCTCGTGGTACTTGTGGCCTTATCAAGGCAAGCATGGTTTAGCACAATGGGGAGAGCAAATAGGTGTTGCCAAGCCAGTGGTCGAAGACTGGGAGAAGGCTGACCTGCAAACATACGTGCATCGCTGTGAGGAAGATGTAAGAATTAATCTGGAAGTATGGAAGCGCGAGATTTCATACTTGAATTTTCTATACGATGATAAGCCTGAAGTCCTGATTAGATACTTGGCTCACAAGATGCGCTGCGCTCAGTTGGCAGAGCATAGTAAATGGAAGCTGGATGTTGATGCAGCTCAGAGCCTTCTTGAGAACATGGAGAAGGAATACGCAGAAAGTGAGTCTATACTGATGTCTGCTATGCCAGATGTACCTAAGATTGCAAAGCGTAAGCGTCCAGCCAAACCTTACAAGAAGGACGGTACATTGTCTGCTACTGGTGAGAAGTGGCAAGCACTGTGTGATGAGCGTGGCTTAGACTTTGCTCATGATGAGGAGGTCGAGGTAGTGGTAGGCTTTGAGCCACCAAATGCTGGAAGCACTCTACAGATTAAGAACTGGCTTTACTCTCTTGGGTGGGAGCCACAAACTTTTGAGTACGCAAGGTTCGATCCTAACGTGCAAGCAAAAGGAGGAGTACCGCAAGTCAAGATCAAGAGTGGAGACATGTGTCCGTCAGTGCTGAAGTTGATTGATGATAATCCTGCGGTTGCTGCACTGGAGACTATTATGTTAATTAAACATCGCATCAGCACAGTCAAAGGCTTTCTTAAAAATGCTGACGCTAATGGTTATCTAGTCGCTGCGATGGGAGGACTCACTAACACACTACGGTTGAAGCACCGAGTTTGTGTCAATATACCGAGTATCCGTAAGATGTATGGTAAAGAGATACGTGCCTTACTGACATGCGAAGAAGGTAATGTCCTCTGCGGCTCTGACATGTCTTCTCTTGAGGATAGAACCAAACAGCACTACATGTATGACCATGATCCAGAGTTCGTAGCGGATATGACGACTGAAGGATTTGATCCTCATCTTGATTTGGCTCTTTCTGCTAATGCTGTTACCCAACAGCAGGTGGACGAATACAAAGCAGGTAATCATACAGATGAAGTAACTCGTATACGTCATGCTTACAAAGGTGGTAACTATGCTTGTACCTATGGTGCTGGTGTTAAAACGCTGTCACGTCAGTTGACTATTACTGAAAAGGAAGCAGCCAAGATTCATAAAGCTTACTGGAAACGTAACTGGTCACTTAAAAAGATAGCTAAGGAGCAGACTACAAAGAGAGCTGGAAAGGACGCGATGTGGCTTTACAATCCAGTCAGTCGATTGTGGTACTCACTCAGAAGTGAGAAGGACATATTCTCTACGCTCAATCAAGGCACAGGTGTATACTGCTTTGATCTGTGGTTAAAGCTGATACTTAGTCAACGACCTCAGCTTACTGGACAGTTTCATGATGAGATAATCTTAGAGTGTAAGCAGAATGAGAGACAGGAGATCAAAGACTTATTGAAGACATCTATAAACAAGGTTAATGATATGCTAAAACTTAACCGAGACTTAGATTGCGATATTCAATTTGGAAATAACTATTCCAATATTCACTAAAGT